AATTTGGACGATCGTGCCAATAGTTCGTGGGAGGTGGCGTGATGACGGCTGATGTTGCCGAAGTGCCGCAGATCGACCCGAAGACAGTGATGGGGTGTACCGAGCCACGTCTGTGGACACCGCCACTGCGGGAGCTGACACCCGAAACCAGCTACGGGTTTGACGTGATCGAGTTCGCGAAGTCAATCGGCAGGCCGCTAGACCCATGGCAAGAGTGGACAGTGATCCACGCGTGTGAGCTGCTCGAGGATGGCCGCCCACGGTTTCGCAAGGTGCTGGTGCTGGTGGCACGCCAGAACGGCAAAACCGAGCTGCTGGTCATCCTGTCGCTGTACTGGCTGTTCGTGCAGCGGGTGTCGCTGGTGCTGGGCATGAGCACCAAAGTTGAGTACGCGGCGGAGTCGTGGCGCAAGGCATGCCGCCTGGCGATGCGGACCGAGGCGCTGANGCGTGAGGTGCCCGAGAAGGGCGGTATCCGTAAAGCCAATGGCGAGCAAACCTTGTGGCGGGCGACTCCGGCGGAGGAGGCGGCCGACGAGGGCAGCCGGTACAAGATCGCGGCTGCTAACGACGAGGGCGGGCGGTCGCTGTCGATTGACCGNCTGATCATGGACGAGCTGCGGCANCANTTCGACTACTCGGCGCACGATGCCGCCGTGCCCGCGATGGCCGCNAGGCCGCACGCGCAGGCGTTCATGATTTCCAACGCGGGTTCCGACCGGTCGGTAGTGCTCAACGACTACCGCGATGCCGCGTTACGGTTCATCGAGCGCGGCGAGGGTGACCCCAGGCTCGGGTTGTTCGAGTGGAGCTGCGAAGCCAACGCCGACCCGCTCGACCTGCGCGAGCTGGCCAAGGCTAACCCCAACCTGGGACGCCGGTTAGATCCCGAGGCGCTGCTCAACGACGCCAAGGTCGCCGTGGCGAAAGGCGGCGCGAAGCTGGCCGGTTTCAAGACCGAGCACATGTGCATTAACGTTCCCCGGCTCGATCCGGCGATCGACCCGGACGCGTGGAAAGCGGGCTACGACCCGGCCCCGCTGGACGAGCACCGGCGCAAGCTGGCGTTCTGNGTGGACGTGTCACTTGATGAACGCGAGGTTGTACTCACGGCCGCCGCGCGCATGCCGGACGGGCGGGTACGCATTGAGCCGGTCGCCGCCTGGGATTCGGTGGCGGAAGCCAGGCGGGAGGTTCGCGGCCTTGTGGAGCGCAACAAGCCGCGCGTGTTCGGGTGGCTGCCTGATGGGCCGGGGGCGCTGTTCGGGGCCGATTTGAGCAATCTGAAGGGCCGTAAATGGCCGCCGCCGGGCGTGAAGGTTATGCCGATCCGCGACGAGCTGGCCTCGGTGTGCATGGGGTTCGCGCAGTTGGTGCATGACGGCCAGCTAGCGCACTCGGGCGACCCGCTGCTTGACTCGCAAGTTGCGACGGCGGAGCGCCTGCGGCGTGGTGATCGGTGGGTGTTCACCCGGCGCGGCTCGGGTAACACGGCGGCTGTGTATTCGGCAGCCGGGGCGGCCTATCTTGCGCAGACACTCCCGGAGGCTACGTCGGAAATTAAGGTGTATGTGGCACAATGAGTTAACGACCCGGTGCGCACCGTTATCCCCCGGCCGGTGCGCACCGGGTCTACTCATATTCACGCTCCGGCGCACCACACTGTGATGGGTATTGCCACAATGCGGCAAACATCGGTTACTATGTGGTCGTGGGTTTCTGGCGGACGTTGTTCAATTGGCAGAGTGCTCCCCGCAAGGGGGATGAACACTCGGTTGTTGACGAGGTTGAGTTCTCCGCGCCCACCAGTGGTCTGGTCGACGGTCTGCCGATGCCGATTGACCAGCTTTTGTACGAGATGAAGAACGCCGAGAACGGACCAGTCACCCGCGAGCAAGCTCTCGGGGTGGCGTCCGTTCTCAAAGGTCGCAACATTATCTGTTCGTTGGCCACTCTGCCGTTGCGCCAGGTCGACCCCTCGCAATCCGAGGTTGATTCGCCGTTCCTGCGGCAGCTTGATCCCAACGTAGCTAACGTGGTCACCCTGTCGCAGACCGTTGAAGACCTGCTGTTTCACGGGGTGGCGTGGTGGCGCATCACCAGCCGTTACGTGACCGGTTTCCCGCGCTCGGTGGAGCGCGTGGCCACCGATCGAGTGTCGCTGCAGCAGCCCGACCGGCGCGTCACCTCACCCTTGCCGTCCGGCATCCCGCCATACGGCACTGTGTGGGTTGATGGGCGACCGGTTCCCGCCCGGGACATGATCAGGTTCGACTCGCCCAACCCGCCATTGCTGGAGGCCGCCGCGCCTGCGATCCGCCGCGCGCGACTGTTCGAACAGACTTCTATCCGCTACTCCCGCAACCCGCGCCCGCAGGACTATTTCACTCCGGCCGAAGACGTCGACCCTTCCGAAGAGGAAATTGAGCGGCTGTTGCGGACCTGGCGGGACGCACGCCAGCAGGAATCGACCGCCTATATCCCCTCGGTGCTCAAATACCACACTGTTGACGTACTCTCGCCAGCCGACTTGCAGCTGATCGAGCTGAAACGGGACGCCACGCTAGACATTGCCAACGCGATGGGGCTCGACCCGGAAGACCTGGGCGCGTCGATGACCACGCGCACCTACCAAAACAGTGTGGACCGGCGGCAGGACCGCATTAATAACACGCTGGCTCCATACATGGACGCNATNACCGACCGGCTCAGCATGGATGACGTGACCCCTCGCGGCCATGTCGTGATGTTCGACCTGTCCGGCTACCTCAAAGCCAACCCAACCGAACGTTGGAGGAACTACAAGACAGCTGTCGAGATTGGTGCGCTGTCCATCAACGAGATCAGGCGCGAGGAAGGTCGCCCCGAAATTCCCGTGGAGGCGCGTCCGGTCACCCCGGCACCAGAGCCCCCGGCGGCGGCCGACGAACAGCAGGAGGATGCAGACATGGCGGCGAGCAAGTCCGCGACCATCAGGCGCAGAAGCCTGCACACCGGGCCAATTGTGTTCAGCGCCGACGAGGAAGTCACGTTGCAATTCGACATGGACGCCGACACCGCGAATTTCACCGTGGACAAGGGTAAGCGTGAGGTGTCCGGTCTGCTTATCCCGTGGAACAAGACGGCCCGCACCGGCGGCATGATGTTCTCGTTCGAGCCGCGCTCGCTGCACTGGTCCGAGGTGAAGAGGATCAAACTGAACCGCGAGCACGACCGGTCTCAGACAATCGGTGTGGCGCTGTCCCTCGAGGACACCGACGAGGGCCTGCTCGGAACCTTCCGGGTCGCGCGCGGGNCTGAGGGTGACGCGGTGCTGTCCCTGGCCGAGGACGGGATTTTGGACGGATTCAGTGTTGAGGTGGACCTCACCGAGGCGGTCTACGCCTCAGACGAATCAGACGTGCGGCGCGTGCGACGTGGCCGCCTGACGGGTGTCGCCATCACGGCAACACCCGCATTTGATGACGCGCGGGTGTCGCGTGTCGCTGCCAGCAGGAAAGGAAAGGAAATGACGGATCAGCAGAGCGCGGCACCGGCCCAGCATGACGCCGACAGCCGCGAGGCGACCCCCACCAATGAACAGATGGTGGCCGCGTTCAGCGGCATGACCGAGGTGCTCGATGGCCTCAAGGGCACCCTGGAGCAGATGGCGCAGGGACCGGCCTACGTTGACCCGTACGCGCCCGAGCGCCAGCGGTTCAGCGTGAACGAAGAGCCCCTGTACCGTTTCGACGGCATCGGCGGAAAGTATGACTTTTCTACTGACCTGATCAAGGGCTCTAAGGGTGATGTCGAGGCGCTGAACCGCGTCGAAGAGTTCGTGCGGGCAAACTTCTCCATGCCGACGAGCGCCGAATTCGTTGAGCGTTCCGACGTGAGCGCGCTCAACCCGACGCGTAACCGGCCCGACATGTACGTTGACCAGCTCGACTACAACACCCCGATTTGGGACGCCATTCGCAAGGGCACGATCGCGGATAGCACCCCGTTCACCCTGCCGAAGTTCGGTAGCGCGTCTGATCTGGTCAACGACCACACCGAGGGCACCGAGCCGACCCCGGGCACCTTCACCGCGACCAGCCAGACGGTCACCCCGTCCGCTGTGTCGGGCAAGGTGGAGATCACCCGCGAGACCTGGGATCAGGGCGGCTCGCCTCAGCTGTCCACGATCCTTTGGCGGCAGATGACCCGCGCCTACTACGAGGCGTTGGAGTCGGCGGCAGCTGCCCACCTGAACAGCCTGACGGTGACGACCATCAACCTGAGCGGCGAGGACGCCGAGTTGGCGGAGCAGCTCAAGGCCGCGCTGGCCGACCTGACCGCTATTCGCGGTGGCAACCGCTTCCGTGACCTGGTGCTCGCCAGCGAGCTGTATGCGGCGCTGGCGACGGCGACTGACAACAATGGTCGCCCGCTGTACCCGGTCCTGGGGCCGTCCAACGCTGATGGCCAGGTCGCGCCGATGCTGGGTTCGCTGAACATTAGCGGCCTGGTTGGCGTCCCGGCCTGGGCGCTGAACGAGAACAGCAACACCAGCTCGTTCTTGTTCAACCGGGAAGACGTTCACGGCTGGGCCACCACCCCGACCCGGCTGCAGTTCGAATACCGGGTTGCGTACGTGGACGTGGCGATTTGGGGTTACCACGCCATCGCCACCACCCGGACGGACGGCGTTCGGGAGATCACCTACACGGCCCCCGAGCCGGAGCCGGAGCCGTAATGAAGCGGCCACCGATTCGCGGTCGAGGCTCCGGCGTGGATGAGTGGCGCGCCTACGCGGCGCACGTGCTCGACATGCCGGAGTCCGACCTTGCCGACATGGAGCGCGGCGAAGTGATTGCCCTCGTGGAACAGCACGAGCGCGAGCAGCAGCCGCGCCAGGAGCGCCCGGCCCCCAAGAGCCGCAAGCGCGCCGGAGACTTCTCCGGCCGCCCACGCTGGCGGGTGCCGGACGGCAATGGCGGTTATCGGGTNGAGATCAGGTGAGAGAGGGGTGCCGTGAGCGTGTACGCGGGACAGTCGCTGACGCTGGAGCATCGCGTAGTGGTCGATGGTGTGCCGACCAACGCGGCTAGCGTCACGCTCACGGCAACCCTGCCTGACGGCACCAGCGTGCCAATCACCGTTGGTGATCCGGTGACGGTCGGGCTGTACCGGGTCACGTACACGCCGATGCAGCCTGGCCGGTATGTGTTCGCCTGGCAGACCACTGACCCGGACACAGCCGACGCTGTTGCCGTGTGGGTGGTGGCGGTCGGTGCGATGCCGACTGTCGCTGATGTTGTTGACTATCTGGGTGGCGACGCCGATCAGTGGACCGAGGAGGAACTAGCCGACGCGTTGGCCGCTGAGGCGGCCGCTCAGCGACGCTGGTGCGATGTTGGGGCAGAGTACCCGGACGACTTGCGTCAGGCGCTGCTGAGGCGTGTGGCGCGCAATCTGGCTATGCGGGCGCTGCCGCTGGCCGTGTTGCAGGGAGACGCGGAAGTCGGTCCGGTCCGGTTGCCTGGCCAGGACGCGGAAGTGCGGCGGCTGGAGGCTCCGCACAGACGGTTGCCGGTGAGGTGATCGGAATGTCTTTCACCGATGCCCGGCAACGCATGATCGACGCGCTGAATCAGGTTGACGGCATCACCGCGTTCGACGACCAGCCCCGCGCGATGCGGGCCGGTTCGGCGTGGGTGTTGTTCGACCTCGGTGAGCGCGGCCCCGGCGCTGCGTGGTCGGGGGAGTGGCGCGTAGTGATCGTGCTCGGAGGCGATCACGGTGCGGCTGTCGACCGGCTGGACGAGTTGTTGCCTAAGATCACCGCAGAGTTCAGACGAACGGGAGCGGGGTACGCGCATCGGGTGCAACCGGCGACCGTGAGGACTGATAGGGGCGATATGCCCGCAGTAGAGCTATACGTTAGGAGTGAATAGGCATGCCTGCCAGCAACGCCTTTATTATGCGATCCTCGATCGCTGAGTTTGACACCACCGACTACGCAGAAGAGCTGTCTCGCGCCGAGCTGGTGCCGGACACGCAGGTAGAGCAGTTGAAGCTGCTCAAAGGCAACACTGTGTCCGATGTGGACAACCCGTCGTGGACGTTCGCGATTTCCGGCATTCAGGACTGGACTGTCACGCAGGGTTTGTGCGACTTCCTCAACGCCAATCACGGCGAAAAGGTCGAGGTTACTTTCCAGCCCCGGATGGGTAGTGGCCAGCGGACCGCCACTTTTAATGTGATCGCGATGTCGCCCAATTTCGGTGGCGAGCAGGGCTCGTGGGCGACGTTCGAGCTGGAACTTCCGGTTGACGGTGAGATCGTTTGGGGNGAGTCAGCGTGAGCGCACTCAATGGCGGGACGCTGATGCGCTTTCACGTGTCCCTAGACGATGGCACCGATTTCGAGGTGAGCGCCACGCCGCGTGACTTTCTGCAGTGGGAGCGCACCACGAAGGGTGCGACTTTCCAGCAGTTTATGCAGGACTTGTCGATGGTCCACATGTATAAGTTGGCGTTCTTCGCGGCGAAGCGTGAGGGCTTGTTCTCCGGCAGTTTGCAGGAGTTCGAGGCGCAAGCAATGGTCACCCCGTCCGACAATGTTGAGGTTAGTGAGCTGGACCCTACCCGGTAGGGAGCCTCGGCCGGACTCTGGCGACGCTGGCGCTGGAGACCGGCATAGCGCCACACCAGTGGGCGCAAGAGGACTTCCGGATGCTGACGACGGTGCTGGAGATACGCGAACGAGCCCTACGGGAGCGGGAGAGGGGTAGGCATGGCGCGGCGTGACCTGGTTGTCGGTCTGGAGATCGACGGCTTGCGCGAGACTCTGGCCGCGTTCCGTCGCCTACCGAAGGACGCCAGCAATGAGCTGCGTGATGCAGCGCAAAGGATCGCAGAAACTATCGCTACGGCCGCCAAGGGTGCGGCCGTAGTTGATGTTTCGCCGCAGGCCAAGTTGATGGCTCCCACGATCACTACTCGCCGCGACCGGGTGCCGGTGGTCCAGGCCGGTGGTTCACGCAGGGTTGGCCGGGCTGGCGCGCCAGCGTACAAGTTGCTGTTCGGTAGCGAGTTCGGTTCGAATCGGTATCGCCAGTTCCACCGGCCACACCAAGGCCGCAAGGGCGCGTGGTTCTTCGCGACCGTGGAGAAGAATCAAGGAAAGATCGAGCGGGAGTGGCTGGCGGCTGCTGACGAGATTATTGAACGGTTCACGGCGGGAGACTGAGAATGGCTGGCGAGCGCGTTGTAAAGATTAAGTTTCGGGGCGACAGCTCCGAGCTTTCTCGCGCTTCCGCCCAGGGGCAGAAACAGCTGTCCACATGGCAGGAGTCTTTCAAGAAGTGGAACGAGCGGGCGGTCAAAGCGTCGCTCGCTGTCATGG